TTTCTATTTCATAAAAGAACTAAATACAAGGCTTTTCGATCTAAGACTCCAAAAGCTTAATAAAGTCAAAACGCATAAATAAGAAATAAACTAACGTGTATATACGTCTGGTGGAACAGCAAAATTGCTGTTTGTTGCTGGGATGGCTGTGCCTCCAGCATAAGAAATGAGTGGTTGGCCTATTTGGCAACCGGCTCGAAAATCGTCGCCAACACTCATAAAGATTCGAGTAACGCATCTATATGCGTTAGTCATTTTTGCATAGTTTACTATGATCGTTCCCGGATTAGACATTTCATATCTGCGAGTGCCTCCACGTGAACCTGGTGCATTCCAATCAAGATTGACTGTACCCTCAGGACCTGCCATAGCCAAAGGACAAATACGATTTTTCATGACATATGGTATCTCAAACTCACATTGAGGAGCTACACGCGATGCTATATCGCGGGGACCATGATGTGTCATGTTGTAAGTTGTCTGTACTGTTGCTGTAATGGGGCCGCCAGGACCGAGAGACTCATCATTGACACCCATTAGAGCTTTAAAATCAGCGCCCAAAGTAGGGTCAATTCGATCGGGAATAAAATCAACACTAATAGCGGGCATATCCACAGCTAATTCATTCTCAGAGAAGACTTCGAAAAGAATTTTGAATCGAAGTGATCCACGGAAGAATCGGAACAACGCAAGATACCAATTAATCACATTGCTAGCGTTATTAATATTCTGTCCACCTGATGTAAAAAAGGGCATGAGAAGTTCAGCCACATTAAAAGTTGCAACGACAGGGAAGAATTGGGCAAAATCCAGACCATATCCATTAACTTCAGTTACTGCTGTTCTGACATGACAGTATCTCTTAAGGACATCTTTAATGCTCTTATATTGTTCAGACATACAAGCAAGATCAGTAGCCATTATAGTCTGACCAAGATGAGATAAGTCTGTACCAGGGTTAGGATCTATACCTTGGGCATAAGGAATCCATGATGTATTAGCTCTGCTGATGAAATTAAGACGAAAATCTTTACCACCGGCAACAAAGACATTAACAGGGTATGCTGTAGGTAAACCTGCTGGTACAGCCAAAGGATTGAGAACATAAAGTGCAATCTGTCCAACACATGAGTCATAAGCTATAGAATCATCATAAGCTGATGAAACACCTGAAACACCTGACTGCACAAACTGACTTCTCATGATGCGCTTCCATGGTGTATCTGAGACAAATGGCACTTCAACCTCAAAAGTCTTACTATCTCCATTAACCTCAAAGGTATATCCAAGACCTGATGTAGGCTCAATACCAGCTGTTATCGTCTCAGGACAGGCAGTGCCATAAATAATCGCACACCATACTTTCATAGTAACAAAACTATTGGTGATAAAATCAAATCGAAACTTCATCGAACCGCCCCAAAAATTAAAAGGCATCGAAACATATGATACAAGTGGTATATTGGCTACAGCGCTGGGTGGGGACCAAGCAACAGGTGTAGCTTCAAGTAATCGGGGTGCTATAATATCATTCCTAGGACAGATGTAAGGTGTCACAGGTATATATTCAATAACGGCACCAGGCGCCATAGTTGTATTAACTGATGTGCTATACCAATATGTATATTTACCACATAGATATGATATTTCCATCTCATCATACGTAGTGCCATAATCTTTTGGTGTTGAAGTTGATGTGCCACTAGGATACATGCACAATCGTTGTAACGGATCTACGTTAACACAATGTGACATATAGCCGATAGCACGACGTACAAGAGGTTCTGGACCTAGAGTGTAAGCCGGTTTATCCATTGTACTAACCTTCAAATCAGCATTAATATCAAAAGCATCGCCTGTTATATTAGTAGGTAACGCTTGAGAAGCGACTTTTTCCCAATTAGTAACGGTATTGGTGACATAAGAATGGGTTCCACCTTGAGATGTGGCACTAGAAACTCGTGGCACACACAATTCCACATCTTCAAGGTGTAAGAAAACTGTGGCATAAATGGTGGTAGGTGCACCTGTCCCAACTGAAAGTGGGTTAAAAACCATCAAGCGAAAAGTATGTGAATTATCACTGAAATAGGATGAATTACTTTGATGTGTATATCTACCTGCTACTCGAGCTTGTCCAGCTGTGTAATCGGTGATGTTCATCCACTCATATGGCATAACCCATGGTGCTGTTATGGTAACGGTATCATTGCTTGATGCGTCCAAAAATACATGGTCAAAGCCCGTATATCCAGAAATATTTTTATTACCTGTTGGAAAGAAATCAACAGAACCGATACTATATGGTAATATAAAAGCCATAAGACGGCCAGCAGCAAATTTGTTTCCGTTAATCTGAATTCTGAAGACTGGTCTATATTTTATAAAGGTGAAAGCCGACATGACAGGGGCCCAAACAGCAACTGTGTTTAATACGCGTGGCAGGTCAAATGATTTTAGGACATCACCTTGTGCTGATGTTGTGGTAAAAGCATAAGTGCCCAAGCGTTGTGGTTTTCCGAAGATACGCTGTATACTCCATGCACCGAACATCAAATTTTCAGAATCTCTAGGACTAATAGATTTATCAATATCAATGCTAGGTTTTTGTTCAATAAAAGTAACAGCGCCAGCAACATTAGTTTCTTCTTTAACATTTGCTTCGTCCGCTTCACCTGCTGTTGATGGTCCGGCATTATCTTTCTCACCTCCTTGGGCTACAGCTATCTCATCGTTACCCGCAATACTATCTCTAAGAAGTTCATCCACTAAGTTATTAGTCCATTCTCGTTCTTTAAAAAGATCGTACAAATACTTAGTTAACTTATAACCTCCATACAATGTAGCCCCCAGCATACCCAAACTGATACCATTGCGAAGTCGTGTTTTAGCAGCTCGATCAATAATGCCTAAACTTGTACCTTCAAGCTCAACGACTCGCTTTACATCCGTATTGGGTAAATCTACATAATACTGAGTAGTAAACTCATCAGTATCATCAGGAACAACATCCAACAAAAATCCATATTGCATAATAGTTAAGAGATAATTAAAAGATATATGACCCTCGGGAGTGTAAGACGGCTGGTTCTCACTATAATCAACATTAGACTTGGCCATCTCAACAGCTACCAACCACATATCAACAAACTCATCCATAAATTCCATTAATTCAGGGTCAGTAGAATAGCAGTGTAGAAAAGCCCATTTACCTGCTGTATAAGCATCTTGAACAGGCAACTTGATGTCAGGATTCATCTTCTTCCATTTAAAATTGGCTAAGCGTACAAATGTACGGCCGCCTTCTGAATCTACTGTAGTAGTATTACTACTACGAAACAAAGAAGCAAACAATCCTTTCTTGACTTCAGGTTGTGGCAAAGAGGTAATGGTCTCAACTATCGTGTTATTAGCCTCAATGATGGGGACATCATCTGTAGCTATTGGGTTGCGATCGGTAACAAAACACATATCCAAATAATCCCATGTCAAAAGGTGTGGTATATTACCATGCTTCTTTCCAGCCTCAACGAGTGCAGCATGTAAGAGGTCGCGCTCTTTAGTAAACCTCTCAATGCCATAATGGTACCACATCATTAAGGCCATATTAGCATTAACAACGCTGGCAGCATAATCATCATCACTATCTCTAATCCAATTAACCATTTCGTGCAGAGTGCTTTCATCCATAACAGCATGATAGATCATACCATCACGTCTAAAGCCATTCTTCAAGAAAATACAATCTGTGATGGGTTTGCTCTCCAGCATCGCACCACTCTTATCAGCCATAGTGAATGTAATATTGTACAAATCTTTAAGATGTTCAGATATTGTTTTAAAATTATACCATGAAAGTACTTCTCTTTTAATAGAGACAATAGAATCGTCGCCATATGCAACTACACACACAGCATTATAGAAACTTTTCATAGATCGTAATTCCATAGGGGCCAAACCAAGCCATGCGAGCTTATAATACCGATCAGAGCCATTCGTATTGATTATAGTTGTACAATTACATCCTGACGGGTTACCACAATGGACACAGTAAGCCACATTCATACACTGGGTTGGAGTGTGAACTAATTCATTCCACAAAACATCACGAACACGTGCTGCGACATCATGGTTAACTTCATATCGATAAAAATGGTTGATAGAACTAATTTCTACATCCATCAAATCTGTAAGAATGTCACCATCCATGGATTTGTGATCACCATCACCACCAACATCAGAATTAGATTGTAGTTTGTGCATAAGATCAGTCCAATCCAAGCTATAAGGATTAATACCAACAGCCGAGTGGTTTTTAAGTCTCGAATTATAGTAAGCCACTATATAATCTAAAAAATACATTCTAAAAACGATTTGGTAATCAAGAGGTGGTGTAATTATCATACGTACTTTCTTCTCAGGCTTACGTCTCTCATCCTTAGGGATATCCATCCACATTGATGGTGCGCTCAGACCTTGTTGGGCCATGGCTAGCCTATTATCAATTGCTGTTCGCAAATACACGTCATTGACAACATAGTTACCCATGTCGTCTTGTCGGAAGAACATGCTCTTACCCTTGCCTGCTTTCAATTTCTTATAAGGCAAACCGGGTGATGTTGACATATTCATTCGCTCACAATAAGGATATTTACTATCACCATTAATAGCTATATATTCACTAACCACACCCATTCTAAAACCATTGAGAGCATCAACGTTATCATAAGCATCTTGCAATAAAACCTCTTTAATACTAGGATTTATGGGTTGAGTAGTATGGAAGAATCTTGAGATAACTGTGGGAAAATCTTTCTTATTCATATCAACAGGATGCGTTGTAGGCTGTGTTATAGCACCTTGAATTACTGATGGTTTTATTTCAGTTTTCGTAGTGGGATAAACAGCTGTACCTGCCGGAACTGAACCATAATAAGTATAGTTTCCTTCTGGTAAAATAATAGCTGGCTCATCATCACATGTTGTTATTCGCGATTGTGGTTGAACACGAGGTATAAATTGTTTCAAAGATTCACTAGAAACAAGTTCACAGTAACCGTGATGCCTGTTGCGGTCTCCAGCTACATGCAATCCCAAGATTTTTCCACGTACCTTAGTGTTATAAAGTACGATAATAGATCCACAATCACCGCTGGTAGTAATGGCGTCATACTGAAAACCTTTATATAAGGTATATGCTTCCAAAACACCGGTAACATTATATTTTTGTTGTGTGATCGGATTAACATTGATTAGTTGGCGCTCAAAGGAAAAATCTGAAAATTTATTGATACTAGCCTCACACCAGTTAGGTATAGCTGTCAACTCGTTATCAGCAATAAAATGTTGACGGATATCCTTGAAAGCGCGAACTTGGAGTGTGCATTCATACACACAACAGTCTTTTCGTGAGCCATCTTTAGCAAACAACTGCGTCATACGCTTAACCTCAAACATTTGCTCGAAAACAGCTTGATCTGTCGTAAGAACCATTCGTGAATTTGGCTCAACCAGCTGTCCATCGGGTGCAACAAAAAGATGATATGGAAAAAGCACGTAACGTCCACCAATGAACAAACCGGTCATCTGGTTCATCTTGGTAGTTCTACGATCATATAATTGACAAACGCACTGTCGACCTCGTACAACATCTAACACTAAACTTTCAGCTGTGGGATCTGTAGTACCTTCTGAAAAGGCTGGTCTCTTAATACGCCGATATTTACTGGTTCGCATGTCTCCTGATGGTATGGATTCAGCACTTGCATTAATAAACATAGCTGAGTACAATGAGACCATACCCAATGCGGCAGTGCTAACACCGGCAACAATGGCACACAACTTAAGAACCTGGCTAATAACGGGATGGTTCTCA